CGTCATCGAGCGCAGCCCCACTGCGCTGTTGGCGCCGGTGAGCACCAGGATCCCTCCGGGGAACTCCTTCGAGAGCAGCGTGTTGCCGCTGTCGCGTGCGCGGGAGGGGGCCACGCGCTCGCGGAGCACGGGCGTTTCCTCCACCAGCGGGTCGATGCGCTGGCGGCTGAACCGCTTGGCGAGCTCGACGGTCGGCTGCACCGCCAGTACCGGGGCGGGGACGTGGTGCAGGATGTAGCCGAGCCAGCAATTGCCGCTCTCGGTCGCGCCCACCTGCGCGCCCTTCATGAACACCACGCGCCGGGCGGGATGCACCGCCGAGAGCGCGTCCATCACCTCGCGCAGGTACGGGGTGCGGCTGGTCCTCCAGGGGCCGGGCTCGGAAGAGGCACGCGAGCCGAGGATGCGATGCCGCTCGGCCCAGGCCGAGACGGTGAGTTGCGGCGGTGGCCGAAGCATGCCGCCCGCACGCCGCCGCACATGCTCACGCGTCCGCGCCCCGATCTTTGCCACCGGCGCCGCCGGCGGTGAGGCCTGGGGGATCGAAGCGATCGGCGGCCTCCGTCAGCAGGGCGGTGATGTGTTGCTGCAGGATGGTCTGCAGCAGATGCGGATCGATGCCGATCTCGGCAGCGATCAGACCCGAGACGCGCGCGGGCCAGTTCAGCAGCGCGTCGCGCATCGTGCCGGCGATCTCGTCGATCGTGGCGTTGGCCTCAGCGACGTCGAGCAGCCGGCGCTTGTTCTCGTCCAGTGCGAGCCGCTGCGCCTCTACCTTCAGCGCCAGCTGCGCGACCTTCAGCCGCGCGTAGGGGGTGCCCTCTGCACCGGCTCCACCAGGCGACAGCGGCGAGCGCGACGGATCAGCGGTCTCGACCAGGCGGCGGCGGGTCTTGTCGATGTCCCATTGGCCGTCAGGCTCCCGGGCGATCCGGTTCGTCTGCTCCGCCTTGCGCAGCGCCGTCTCCGTGACGCCGATGCGCCGTGCTGCCTCGCGGGTGGATGGGGTGAGCTCGGGCATGGCGGCGGACCTCCCGCCGCGCGCAGTGATCGGATCAGCGAGCGCGCCGCGCGCGCTGCCGGGCGTCGAGGAAGGCGGCGACGGCAGCGGGCCAGTCCAGGGTCACGTCGGCGCCGATCGCCTGCACGGGCGCGAGGGCCACGCCTCCGCGGCCCCAATAGGCGCCGACCATCGTGACGATCCAGCCGCCGAGGCCCTGTGCGTTGAGGGCATCGCTGGCGGCCGTGATCGCCGCATCTGTCGGCGTCGTCCGGCCCAGGCTGACGTGCCGGCCGTCCTGGCCGAGCACGATCCAGCTGCGGGCTGCGGGAGCCATCAGGCCCCCGCCTTGATGGCGCGGATCTGCGCCTTGAGCTCCGCCAAGCGGCGGCGCCAGGTACCGGCGCCTTCGAGCGCGTAGGCGCCGCCGTAGCGGTCGTCGTTGAGCCCCATCCGCGTGGCGCGGGCGCAGGCGAACCAGTGCTGCCAGGAGAGCCGCGCGTGTGCGGCGAGGCCAACCAGGTCGGCGTGCGTGGCGAGGTCGTAGGGCATCGAGGCGTCTCCGTCCGAGGCGCGGGGCCACTCCCCTGCGCGTGACGGACGCTTCGCGCTGTGGTTCGACACAGCCAACTCGAGAGTGCGCCGGAGATCGCGATGATCCCCGGCGCGCGCGATGTTCTGCTTGGCTGTGGCTCGGCTGCGTCAGCAGGCGATGCGGTAGATGCTGTAGGAGCCCTTCGCGCCTTCCTTGTTCGGGCCGACCTGGCGGATGCGTTCCAGCACCTCGACGGTGATGCCCTTGCGCTTCAGCCCGGCGAGGAAGCCGCGGACGGTGTGGCTCTGCCAGCCGGTGGCCTCGATGATCTGCGCGATGGTGGCCCCCTCGTCGCGGCGGAGCAGGGCGAGCACCGTCTCCTGCTTCGTCCCCTCGCGCGGCTTGCGCGGCGCGGAGGGCGCGCTTGGGGTGCGGGAGGGCTTGGCCAGGATCCGGCGCAGGGCGTCGATCGCGTCGGCGAGGTCGTAGCGCTGGTTGTCCTCGTCGTCCCATGCAGCCAGAACCCGCTGCGCGGCGTCGCGCAGGCTGGCGCGCGGGGCGGCCACAGGCGCGTCCTGGTTGGCCTCGGGCGCCGGGGTGCCTTCCTGCTGCGGTGCGTCGTCCTCCGTGCCCGTGGGCGCCGTGTCGGCCTCGGCGTCGCCCTCGTTCGGGTCGATCCCGATGGCGCGGAGCCCGTCGTCGGTGATGCGCGCCACGATCCACGTCCCGTCCTCGTCCTGGCGCCAGCCGAGCCCCACGTGCTCGGGCTGTGCGTTGATCTCGGTCAGCAGGTTGTTCTTGATCAGGCTGCGGAACACCGCGTTGCGGGCTGCCGCCGGGAGGCCCTTGGGTGCGCGGGCCAGTCCCATCTCATGCTTCGCAGCAGCAGAGAGGATCACCAGCTGGGTGTCGGAAAGCTTCATCGTCGTGGCTCCTTCGTCGAAGCCCGACCATCGGGCTCCTACGAGCCCGAGCCCCGCCGGGATCACCGGTCGGGGCAATGCGGGAAGGGCCCGCGTCAGTCGTGCTTGCCAATCCGGCGGCGGAAGGCGTGGTAGGCGAGCGACCACGCGGTGGCTGGGTCAGTCTCGACCGCGTCGGCGATGCGCGAGGCAGCCCACTCAACCGTCCCGTCGTCGCCGAGACCCAAGCCCATTGCCTCGTCCAGGATCGCTGCGATGAGCCCCTCGTCGGCGGGCGTGATCTCCATGGCGTTGGCCATGCTCGTCTCCGTGTGCTGCGCGTGATGGACCATTCGCGCTGCGGCGGGGCTGAGCCAAGCGGATCGCGCGATCATCGGATTGCGTTGTTCGGGCCGCCCCGATCATTCCTTGATCGCGCAGGGCTCAGCCTTCGTGCGCGGCGTCGGCGGCGATGCCCTCGCTGATCACGAAGCCGGTCAGGTAGGGCAGCCCCGCAGGGATGCCGGTCTCGCGGCTGGTGCGGCGCCCGATGCGCCAGCCCATCCAGGTTTCGGTGGCGGCGGCGATCGCGTCCGCGATCCCCTTGCCCGCGTGCAGGTGGTTGGTGACCTCGTCGGCGAAGTGACGCCCGTGGCGGCTGTCGAGGAAGGCGCGGACCGACTCCGGATCCGCGGCGGTGGCGCCATGGATCGCGGCCAAGGCGACCGGCCATGCGTCGGCGGCGCGCTCGCGCATCGTGCCCCAGAAGCCCCAGTCGATGTTCTGGGTGGCGAGGATCGTGCGGTTGGTCATCGTGCTCTCCGTCTGCTGCGCGGTGCGTCCCGCTCGTGACGCACCATTCGCGCTGCAGCGCGGCCGAGCCAAGCGGATCAGACGATCAGGAGATTGCTTTGTTCAGGCCGCTTCGATCATTCCATGATCACGGGTGAATGCCGATGTATGCGCAGGTCCGATTTTCACCAGCGAGGCTAGCTGACACCAACTACGTGCGGGCTTCTCGAAGCGTTACCCATGCCCAGCATGCGCCGGATGCTGTCCTCCACGCACTCGCATCAATCTGTCGACCTACCGGCCTCCCTGATCACTTCGATCCATGCCAACGTGTCCGCCATAGAGCTGTTGTTCTTCCCCAGATTGCAGGCGAAGTGCGTGAGCTGAAGATTCCCGGTACCGTAGGACGGATTGCTGGAATCGACGCGATCGGCGGACAATTTGAGGAGCTCGTTTGATCCATCGATGCTGATTGCACCACCGCATATCGCGCAGCGGCCCGCCTGCTTGTCCCAGCGCGCGTTGAGCGAAGCGAACAAATCAGACAGATTCGGGACGCTGCGCTGCGGGTTCGTCCGCGATGCGGGGTCACCGCTTCTTCGAATGCGTTCCTCGATCAAGGAGGCGACGCGTGAAATCTCGCGACGCAGGTTCTTGCTGTCCGGCGCCCGGAGCGTGGACGCGCGCGCGATGTGCTCCTTAACATCGGGCGATAGCGTGAGTTCGATCTTGCGGATTGGCAGTTCCATGATGGCGCGGCGTTCGTTGCCAACCGCCTCGACTACCCCTCCGCGCCCTAACCCACTGCCAAGCCCTACATACGCAAGCGGAGCAACCTCTTGTGCAGGAGGGAGTGGCTCATCGGTGAACAGCGCAGCGGTCGTCACTGGCATGGAGAGCGGCCAGGCATCCCGCCCATATTCTGCGACACTTTCGGCCCACTGCCACGGCGGAACTATCTTGCTGGTGGCGATTTCCTGACTCGGGTCGACGACGATCGCCGACAACAGTCGGCGTCGGTGGGCCGGATTTTCGGTTCGCTGGGCATCACCCGTTCCGACGTAGATCAACACGTCTCTGCCAGGAAGGAACTCACGACGAAGCCGATCGCCAACGGCCTTCTTGGTGAACGACAAGCAAGGCCAGTTGTCGCCGATCGGAGCCCACTCGCTTTTGAGGAAAACCTTGCCATCGGGTGCCATCAGATCTGCAACTCGCAGAACCACGCCGTATCCTCCCGCATGCTGCCAGCTACAGCATCGAAGTATGTACTAGCGGTCCGTATGGAACAAAGGCAGCACCTCAGAGCCGGCTCATCGAGGATGGCGCCGTTAGCTGACCGGCCGCGTCTCGCCGACGAAGCGATCTGGCTTAGGCGAGCATCGGATCGCCTCCTTAGGCCACCTCAATCATTCTATGATGGCGAGTGGCGGCCACGTCGGCGAAGGTCCGATCCTCCCCGTCCAGCACCGCAGCTTGACCCGTCGCTTCCTGCCAGCGCCTCACGATGACGTCCGCATAGGCGGGATCGATCTCGATCAGCACCGCGCGGCGCCCGAGCCGCTCCGCCGCGATCATCGTGGTGCCGGAGCCACCGAAGCTGTCGAGGACGGTATCGCGCGGCTTGCTGCTGTTGCGGATGGCGCGCTCCACGAGCGCGACCGGCTTCATGGTCGGATGCAGGTCGTTCCGTGCCGGCTTGTCGAAGTGCCAGACGTTCCCCTGGTCGCGCGCGCCGCACCAGTAGTGCTGCGCGCCAGCCTTCCAGCCGTAGAGCATCGCCTCGAACTGCTGGTGGTAGTCGGCGCGGCCGAGCGCGAAGGTGTTCTTCGCCCAGATGATCGTGCTCGACCATTTGCCGCCTGCCTCGAGCCAAGCCCGGTGCAGCGTCGGCCACTCCGACGAGGACATGCAGACGTAGCAGGCACCCTTCGTCACCGAGAGCACGTTGGCCAGCGCGGGGCGGAGGAAGTCGAGGAAGGCATCACCGAGCGCATCGTTGGCGATGGTCATCTTCGCCGCCGTGCCACCCTGGTAGGCGACATTGTAAGGCGGATCGAGGAAGGCCATGTCGGCGAGGTGGCCGGGGCCGAGCGCACGCTCGATGTCGGCGAGCTTCGTGGCATCGCCGCAGAGCAGCCGATGCTCGCCGCAGCGCCAGAGGTCGCCCGGACGCGTGACCGGGACCGCGGGCGGCTCAGGAGCGTCATCGACGCCGTCCTCGAGGTCGCCATCGGCTACCGCGAGCAGCCGATCGAGCTCCATGCCGGAGAAGCCAAGCACGTCGAGATCGATCACCGCCTCGTCGCGGATCCTCGCAATCTCGGCAGCGAGCAGCGCCTCGTCCCAGCCCGAGTTCAGTGCGATCTGATTGTCGGCCAGCCGAAGCGCGCGCACCTGCGCGGGCGAGAGGTGCCCAAGCCGCAGCGCTGGCACCGCGGCGAGGCCGAGCCGCTTGGCCGCCATCACGCGGCCATGGCCGGCGATCAGCACGCCGTCGGCGTCGACCAGCACCGGGTTCACGAAGCCGAACTCCGCGATCGACGCCGCGATCTGCGCTACCTGCTCGGGCGAGTGTGTGCGCGCGTTCTCGGCGTAGGGCGCGAGGGATGCGAGCGGCAGATCGACGACGCGGAGGTCAGGCTGCATCAGCCACCTCCGTGCGCGCTGCGGCGATGCTGTCGTAGTCCCGGCCGTCGCCATCGAGCGTCACCGGTAGATCGGGATGCAACATCCGCCAGCGCGCGATCGCGAGGTCGACATAGGCGGATGCAAGCTCAATGGCGGCCACGCGGCGACCGGTGCGCTGGCCAGCGAGGATCGTCGTGCCAGAGCCGGCGAACGGCTCGAACACCACTTCGCCTTCGTCCGTGTAGGCACGCATCAGGAACTCCGGCAGCGCCACGGGGAACACCGCCGGGTGCTCCGTCTCGATGCCGCGTGCCTTGTGACGGGTGATGCGCAGCACGCTGTCGGGCACGCGGAACGGCTGGATCGGTCGACCCTCGTGGGTGCAGCCGCTCATCGTCCCATCGGGCCGGCGCAGCCCGGTCATAGGCAGCGGATCGCCAGCCCACTTGCAGGGCACGATCTTGTTCGGCTGCCGGGCCTCACGGTTGAAGTGGAAGAGAAGCTCGAAGGCAGGGGCAAGCCGCCCGTTCCAATCCCCAGGCTGGCCTGGCCCCTGATCCCAGGCGTAAAGCCCGAAGCGCCGCCAGCCGCGGGCGCGCATCCAGTCCAGCCATGACTGCCAGTAGGGCTGCCACTCGCTCTCGCGGTGGATCAGCCCGAGGTTCACGAGCACCTGCGCATCGGGCCGCAGAGCCGCACCGAGATGCGCGAACACGCCCTGCATCAGCGCATCCCAATCCGAGACGCCGCCGGTCGTGTAGTCGCGCTGGTTGCCGTAGGGCGGCGAGGTGAATAGCAGCGCGGCACGGTCCTCGCTCATCACGCGGGCGACGGAGGCCGCATCGGTGCTGTCGCCACAGAGCAGGCGGTGGTCGCCAAGGTGCCAGAGATCACCCGCTCGGGTGATCACCTGGCGAGGCTGTTCGGTAGCCGCGTCGGCCGGATCCTCGGCATCGTCCTGCTCAGCCGAGCCGACGTGCGGCGCGGGAACGCCGGGCTGAGCGGCGTGCACCTCCTCGGGAGCATCGCCATCGGTGACGGCGCTCTCAGCCGCCGCCATGAGGGCGCCGAGTTCGTCTGCCGAGAAGCCGAGTGACGCGAGGTCGATCTCCGCTGCCGCTTGCACCGAGGCGAGCGCGTCACGCAGCAGCGCCTGGTCCCAGGTGGCGTTCTCCGCGATGCGGTTGTCGGCGAGACGCAGCGCTTCCTTCTGCGCCGCGGAGAGATGCCGCAGCACGATCACCGGCACCTTCTCGAGGCCGAGCGACGCCGCCGCCGCGAGCCGGCCATGGCCGGCGATCAGCATGCCCGCCTCGTCGACCAGCAGCGGGTTGGTGAAGCCGAAGGCCAGCATGCTGGCTTTGATCTGCTCGAGCTGCTCCGCGCCGTGCAGCCGCGCGTTGCCTGGATGCGCACGCAGCTCCGCCACCGGGCGCAGCAGGATCTTTGCTGCCATCCAGGGGAGCGTCATGGAACCATCCAGGATCAGGGGGGAGTGCGAACCATGCGAACCACGGTGCGAACCGTGCGCACCATGGTTCGCACCTAAGGTGCGGATATCACGCGGCAAACGTGCGAACTGCGAACCATGTTTTACGGCTGACGCTAGCGAAGTCCGGCGCGTCCGCCCCCCGCATACGCCGCGGCCACGAAGGAACCATCAGGTCTTCGCATCCCTTCGCTTTGCTGCGCTATCGGATCGTTGTCCGAGGCGCGGCCGCATCTTTCCCGACTATCGAGATGATACGCGATGTGAGTTTCGCTCGTCCCCACGACATTCTTTCGCGCGGCTTCCTTCTTCTTCGCTCGCGAAGGCTCAGAAGGGCTTCAGCGGCTTCGGCTTGGATGACCACGGGCATTGCCAGAGTTGGCCGGGACCGGATGCGCGTATCGACTGCATCCATGTAGTCCACCACATCAGCGAGTACCGAGCTCGATCCCACATTGAAGCGTGGCTCCAGCCACCGCGAAGGACGATCCCAATGCAGCCTGTCTCTGCAAAGGCGGCGCGCTCGTGCAACCGAGTTCGCATCGACTTGTCGCTGGTGATCAGAGCAGCGCGTGAGTGCGCGCTGTCGGCGACCATCTGGATCAGCGGCACGTCAGCAGTGCCACGATCGACGAGGTCGCGAGCGTGAACAACCTCTAGCGGATCAGCCGATCCTGCTGTTTCGGCTTCCGCGATTAGCTTGATTGCATGCGCCACTACGTGTGGCGTGTTCTCGTCGAACGCGATTCTCACGCGGCCAGCGGCGCCACCGCATCCGCGCCGATCTTGAACCGGACAGCCTGCTGCACGCCGGCAGTATCCGTGCCATAGAATGCAGCGACCTTTGCGGCGTTGCCCTTCTCAGCACGCCAAGCATCGAACAGGGCCTCTGCTGGAGCTCCACTGATCACTTCAACTGGCTGTCCGAACGCACGCCGAGGATCGACGACAATCCTATCGAAGCGGCTATCTGGCTTCCAGCGAGTGGGTGTGTCGTCCTCATAGTCCACGCTCGCGACGAAGCTGTCGACGACCACATCGTAGATCGCAAAGTTGTCGCCCACGAGATCGTACAATGCCCGATCGCCGGTTGCTTCCTGGGCTTCAGCGAAGATACGCCTACCATCGGTATGGATACGACGCACTGCGAACGGATGATCTGTGTTCAGCACACGCCTCGCCGTATCGGCAGCAGTTCGGATCGCTTTCCAGCTTGGTGAACGACCTTGAACCTCTGCTGCGCGCACGAGACGGCCGAGGAATGCGACCTCAAGCAGATCAAGAAATCCGAGGGCTAGCTCGCCGTCTCGCAGCGGGTGCTGACGATGCAGAACGGGGCCGGCTGCTGGCTTCCCCTTGCGCTGAGAATAGCCTTGTAGCCAGCCGCGGATTTGCCGCGGCGGCACCTTGGCCAGCCTGGCAGCATCCCGGACGCTATAAATCCCAAGCGCAGCAGCGATCGCGTTCACGTCCCTCTCCTCAGCACGGTACGTTACCACGCCCTGCGCGAACAGTGAATTTATGTGAAATCAACGGCTTAACGATTCTCTGCAAGCCCGAGATGCCCTGCAAGAGCGGACAACGCCGCCACCAGCATCCCCTGCGCCTGCGTCGCGGGCACGCTCCGCCCACCCCACCCGCGATGCATTGCCCACTCCCTGACCGACATCTCGCAGCCGACCACGTGCCACACGCACGAACCGGCAGGACTGTCGCTGCCACCGAGGGCCGCGATGGCGCGCGCCACATGCTCACGGGCCCAAGCCTGATGCTCCGTGACGCTCTCGCCCGTGCTGCCGGGAAGCCGCATCAGTGACCGTGCGCGCAAGGGATCGAGGGAGGCCGCACGGAAGTGCGAATGGAAGATTGACGCTGCCTCGTGCATCTCTGCGGTGATCGTGCCGTTCGCCAGCATCTGCCCGAGTGTGTCGACGCAGCGCCGCACTGCGATCGGAGTTCCGGTGGAGGGATCCGCGATCCGCTGCGGCGACGTCACCGGTCCGTGCTGCAGGCGCCATGCAGTGGGATCGCCAAGCCGCTCGTGCTGCTGCCGCACCTGCTTCCGCTTACGCGCCATGGTGTCCTCCCATGCGGCGTCCCCACCGCTTCGTGGCTTCATTGATGAGCGCCTGGCGCAGCCAGGGATCGGTGATGTCGTCGACGCCGATCGAGACCACGCCCTGCTCACGCCAGACGCGGCGGCGTAGGGCGTCGAGCTCGTGCGCGGTGGTCGGGCTGCACGCCCGTTGCAGCGATGACCGCGGCTGCATGGGGGAGCCGGGCAGCATCATGCGCGGTCTCCGTGGGCTTCGGTGGCCCAGAGCAGCAGTGCGATCGCGTCGGCCTCGTTGTCGTCGGCGGGCGTGAAGCCGCGGGCCTGGATCGCGGCCATCATCGCGACCTTGTCGGCGTTGCCGCGGCCTGTGGCGAAGCGCTTGATCGTGCCGACCGGGACACCCTCGTAGGCGATGCGGCGCTCGTCGGCCCAGGCCGCGAGATGGGCGAGGAAGCCGCCGTAGATGTGCGCCGCGTCGGTGCCGGCGTGGCGGCGGACCTCCTCGAACACGATGCGCTCGAGGCCGCCAGCAAGCCGGGCAATGTCGCCAAGCCAGTGGCGGAAGCGGAGGTAGCGCATGCCGCCGCCTTCGAAGCGGCTCGGCGTGAAGCGCATCGTGCCTGAGGTGATGATGCCGTCGTGGAAGCGGATTGCCCAGCCGGTGATGGTGCCAAGGTCGAGGGCGAGGACGGAGCGGTGCGCGAGGGCGGCGTGCACCGGGATCGTGCCATCACCGCTTGCCAGCGGCGCGGGCGCAGTCAGAGTCGCGAGAGCCATGGTGGCCTCCGAGAGGGGATCGTCGTGGTGAGGGCGGCGACGGTGCGGTTCTTGGCGGAGCTCACCGTCGCTGCCCGGCTTTGGGGCTTGATGACCTCGGCCAGGCGGGGCGCGGGCAATGGGGCCGCGGCGCTGCTGGAGGCTGGCCGTCCTACCTTGTCCAACTTGGCACGGAGAGGTGGGACAGGAATTTCGCTGTTGAATCAGCAGCTTGGCCAATTCTGCCCTACCTGTCCTACCTGCCGACCACCTCCATAAACCCGTATAGGAGAATGTATTTCCCGACCCATCACACCCTTCGCGTATAGCTCTGAGGAGCAAGTGGGACAGGTGGGACAGTGGGACAGACGCTCGGAAAGCCGGGGGAACCCTGGGCTTGCGCATGTCCCACTTCGACGGCGGAAGTCGCCGAAGTGGGGCAGTGGGACAGAACAGCGTCGCGGTGAGGTGCCGTGGGCGCATCACGCGCCCTCCTCGGGCGGGGAGAGCCGGCGGTAGCGCCATTCGCGCGCGACACCGTCCTTGGGGGCGCCAGTGGTCTTGTACCGCTCCCACTTCTTTGCCTTGAGGTAGGCGCCCACCCGCATTTGGTCGCCCTTCGTCCATTTCGCGGCCTCGATCCCGAGCGCCTGCTCCAGGACCTCGCCGACCGAGACGTCTGTCAGAGGCTTGGCCCGCGGCACGAAGCGCTCCTGCCAGTCCTCGAAATGTCCGACGCCAACATTCACCGACTTGCGCTCGGAGATGAGCCAGCGCTCGATCCGCGCGTCCCATGCATCGCCCTGGTAGCGCGCTTCCTGCGCTGCGCTTGCCTCGGCGACGAGCGTGCGGTCCTCGATCCACCAGGGGGCACCGGCGCGGTAGCGCGCGACAGCCTCGGCCCAGAGCTGGTCCCGATCTCGCCGTAGTCCGTCGAGGTCGATGTCGCCGCAGCGGAGTGGCCAGAAGCGCCGGTTGCCGGTCTCGTCGCGTAGGTAAGTGTCAGGGTTCACGGTGCCGGCGAACACGCATTGCCGCGGGACGGTGACGACGTAGCGCTCGTAGGGCGGTCGGTAGCGATCCGTGGTGCGGCTCAGGAACGCCTTGATGCGTGAGACGTCCGCCTGGCCGATGGCGTCCAGCTCCGCCATCTCGATGATCCAGATGCCGCGCATCTGTTGCGCCGCGTCCTTCGAGCCGAGCTCTGCGAGCTCGTCGGTGAACCAGGGTTCGGAGGCGAGCACCTTCAGTGCGGTCGATTTCCGGATGCCCTGCGGTCCCTCCAGGATCAGCATGTGGTCTGCCTTGCAGCCGGGCTGCATGATCCGGGCGACGGCTGAGATCATCCACAGCGAGGCCATGCTGCGGTGGAGCGGCGTGTCCTCTGCGCCGAGATAGGTGACGGCCCAGGCGTCGAGGCGCGGCGTACGGTCCCATGCCAGCGCGTCGAGATAGTCGCGCACCGGGTGAATGCGGATGTTGCGCGACACGGCGACAACGCTGCGGCCGACCACGACGGGCGGGACGTTGATCTCGTGCCGCTGCAGCCACTCAGCGCAGCGCACATCATCGGCTTCGCCCCAGGGGCGGGGGTGCGACGTGCCGGCGGGATCCCAAGGCAGCGCTCGGGCGACGATGATCTCCTGGCTGAATTCGTCGAACATCAGCGCGCCGGCGAAGGCAGCATCAAGCGAGAGCGCAGTGATGACGTTCGCTTCGTTGCGCTCCGGCGCACCGCTGGCGTCGATGCGCAGCAGTGACGTCCAGGGCGCCCTGACGGGCGCGCGTCGGACATCGCCGGTTGCGTTCACGCGCCGTCGCAGTTCGACGAGCTGCTTCTCCAGGATGGAGACGGCGATGCCGGTGGAGGTCTTAACCGCTGCGAGAACCTGGCGTTCGGGCAGCGGGTCGAGCCGCGCCAGGGCGAGCCGCCCCAGCAAGTCGGCGAGCGGCTCGGAATCGGGCGGGCGGGTCAGGCTGGAGGCAGCCGCGAGCAGCTTCTCCAACGTCGCGGGCGCCGGCACGGGTCCGGGCGCATTCGGTGCCGTGTCAGCCGCCTGCTCGTAATCGGCGGCGGCCGCGCCGCGCCGCAGGTCGTCGTTGAAGTCGTCACCATGCAGGGGAGCGATGATGCGTGATGGGATGTTCGCGACGTTCAGCCGGTCTGCCAGTGTCGCGGCGGCCTGCCTCCCGGCCTGGCCGGCATCGGCGAAGATGGTGACGTGGCTGGCGCCCTCCGGCCACTGCCAGCGCCGCAGGCCGTCGGCCGACAACGCAGCCATCGTCGGGACGCCGAACATGGCCATGGCGGACAGCGCGGTCTCTATCCCCTCCGCGACGCCGATCCGACCGTCCTGGGGCAATGATGCGAGCCGCACCGCGCCGCTGGCGACGGGGCCGAGCATTTTCTTTCCGGGCGGTGCTTTTCCTGAGCCGTCGTCCAGCAAGAAGGTGCGGTGGATGCCGCCCGTAGGCTCTCCAGCGCCGTTGCGGACGATCGCGACCATTCCCAGCCAGCCGCGCCGTGTTTCGAAGTCAGCGAGATCGGCGTGGAACAGCAGGTCAGGACTGTCGGGTGGTGAGAGGCCACGGCTGCGCAGGTAGCCTTCGGCAGGCGAGCCTGCGAGCGGAAGGCAGCCGTTCAGGATCCTTGCGACCTCCCGGCTGTGGTCCGGCTTCGGCTCGGCCGGGCGGGGCGAGGCTGCTGGTCGATCCATGCGCGCAAGCCGTGCGGCCTCGTCGAACAGACGAGAATCTGCCACGCCGGTGCCGTGGGCGAGCAGGTCGATCGGGCCGGCGCTCTCCCCCGTGGCGTGATCGAACCCCCACCCTGCGAAGCGCCCCTCCAGATGGATGACGCACGAGCCTTCGCCCCGGGGCGCGCGGCCCGAGAGATCCGCGCAGCGCAGGAATCGACCGTCGGGGGCGCGCCGCGCGTTTGGGAACAATGGCGGCAGCCAGTCTCGCGCTGTCTCGGAGAGACGGCGCCGGATCTCCCCCAGGTCGTGCCGGATCGGCGCGAGGCCCGCGTCGTTCAGGTCGATCGGCGCAGTGGTCATGCCAAGATCACCAGCCCCTGCTCGGCGCGGGTGATCACAGTGTAGAGCCAGCGGCGACGGTCGATTTCGGTGCGACCGAGCCCGTCATCCCACACGATGACGTTCTCCCATTGGCTTCCCTGCGACTTGTGTCCGGTGATCGCCCAGCCGAAGGTTGCCTCGGTCAGCCCCTTCTTCAGCTTCCAGTCGCGGTCATGGCGCTGCCTGTCGAATGCGATATGGTCCTCGAAGTGGCCCTTGTAGATGCGCAGCCGGCCTCGGCTGCCGTCAGCCTGTGGCGCGCCGATGCGGTTGCCGTCCTCGTCCGTCACCACCGCCGATAGGTAGTGGCTGCCCTCGTCGACGATGTCTGAGAGGGTCAGGAACATCCCGTTGATGAGGCCGAGATCGTTCTGGTTCTTCAGGCAGATGATCTTCTCGCCCGGGCCGGTGGGCAGCCATCCGCCGGCACCGAAGCCCGCGGCGCGGCGCATGGCGTTGTTCAGCTGCAGTCGTGTTGCGTTCATGCCGCAGATCACCTGGCCGCCGCGCAGTGCCTGCTCCGGCGTGACATCCAGCTTCCGCATCTTCCAGACGTGGTCGTCGTAGCGTCCGAAGCCGATCGGCTCGCCCTGCCGCGCCATGGTGGCAAGGCGGATGATCGCACTCTCGGCCGCCTGGCGGTGGATCTCCGTCAGCATGATGTCCGGGGCATCCTTGGTGAAGGCGCCCTCGCCCTGGATCGGCGGCAACTGGCCGGGATCGCCGAGCACGAGGATCGGCTTGCCGGAACTCAGGAGATCGCGCGCCATCTCTTCGCCGACCATGGAGACTTCATCGAGCACGACGAGCTTCGCGTGCGCGGCATCGCTTTTGGGGTTCAGCGCGAAGCGCGGGCGCTTCATGTCGGCGACGCCCTGGCGCATGGCCTCTATCGTTGCCTCGGCGGTGGTGCGCTCGAAGCCAGTCAGGCTGCGCGCCCGTACCACCGCCTCCTCGATCTTCTTCTCGGCGGCCTCGACCTCCTCTTCGGTCGCCTCGATCACGGAGTAGATCAGGCTGTGGATGGTGCGTGCCGGTGTGCCCTTCCGGCGCAGCACCAGCGCGGCCTTGCCAGTGAAGGTGGCCGTCACGACGCCAGGTACACAGGGCTCGCCATCGCCACCGCTGCGGTGGTGCTCGAGGCCGAGCTCCTCCAGCGCGAAACGCAGCACTGTGGACTTGCCGGTCCCGGCGTAGCCGAACAGCCGGAACACCTGCTGGTGCTCTGTGTCGTTCTCGTACCAGTGTTTGATCGCAGCGATCGCGCGGTGCTGCGTGTCGGACGGTACGATGGTCATGGTGCCTCCCAGCAGCGCGTGGCGTAGTGGCAGAAGCGGCAGAGGTGGAAGTCGGCGGCTTGCGCGATGCGCGGCGGCAGTTCGCCGGCTTCGGCGGCGCGCAGGATGTCGACGGCGTGGTCGGAGAGCCGCTGCGCTTCTGCGGCCTCGAACGGGACCGCCTCGTGATGCAGCGCGAGGGTGTCTCTGTTGAGTGCGGTGAGCAGTGCCACCTCGAGCCCGAGATAGGCCATGTAGAGCTGCACCTGGGCGAAGTAGATCGGCTTCGATAGCCGCAGCCCGCGCTTCACCAGATCGGTCCAGGATTTCTGCCCGAGCGCCTTGTGCTCCCACAGCGCTGGCCACCGCACGCCGACTTCGGGGCCGCTCACCAGGATCCCGTCCACATGCCCGCGGAGCCGACCGCCTGCTGTGGCGAAGCCGAATTGCTGGCCATCAGGACGACGATCGCGGAGGTCGAAGCCCGCCATGCGAAGCCAGCGGATGGTGAGGGTTTCGAACTGATGCCCGGCGTCGAAGACGCGGAGGATACCGCCGTCGAAGTCCCGGTCCTTCGGCGCGTGGGTGATCTCGTAGACCAGCTTACGTGCACAGGGCTCGCCGACCCGGCTGCCGCCGAGATAATCGCGCGGGGTCTGCTGCCGATGACGTGCGATCAACGCCGCGTCGATCGCTGCATTCATCCGCGCCGTGAGCGCGTCGGCATCGCCTGGTGCCGCAGCGTCGCGGCCATAGACGAACCCAGAACCGTGGTTCAGGTCGAGCAGCACGGGCGCCTCAGAAGGGGATGTCATGGTCGAGGGGATCCCGCTTGGCGGCCTGGCGCTGCATCGATGTCTGGAAGCCGTCGACGCAGGCCTCGATGATGCGGTCGATCTCCGACGCGTCCCGACCGTGGAAGGGGGCCAGGAGGTTCAGCTCCATCAGCACCTCGGCGAAGGGACGCCGCGCGTCCTTGATCGCCTGCGCTTCCATGGCGGTCTTGTCGATCACGCCGCCGCTCCGCGCGGCGAGGGCGCCACCGGCGTCGCAGCAGGCCATGCTGCAGAACCGGAGGTGCGGGAACTCGCCGGAGCGCAGCTGGTGCAGGTAGCCGAAGCCCGTCGCCTGCCGGCCGCAGAGGTCGCAGAGAGCGCGACCGACCTGCGGCAGAGGCGCGTAGCTGCGCAGCAGCGATGGCATGCCGGCCTGTGGGCGCGGCTTGCGTGGTCTGCTCCAGCGGCGACGGGCCATGTCGGCATCAGCCGTTTAGCCACGCTGGGGCACCGGCCAGTGGCGCCGGGGCCGGCATGGGTGTGGCTGGGGGCGCCGCCGCGGGGCTCGGTGTCGCCCAAGCAGGCGCCGCAGCGGCAGGCGATGGCGGTGTCGGTGCGCTGGCCCATTGCGGCGCCAGTGACGCCTGTGCCGGCCCCTTCGATGGAGCACGCGGCGTGGTGGGCGACGGCGGCACCACCTCGCCGGCCATGATCCGCGCGTACTCGGGCTCGCCCGGCAGGACGACCCGATCGAGCTTGTTGGCCTCGTTGTAGTCAGAGGTCTTTGGCTCGACCCTGACCTTGGCCGCGAAGGAAATACCGGAGAGATCGGAGAGGCCCCGCAGCACCCGCTTGGCCTTCGCCGCCTCGCTCATGTCCTGCGGATCGAGCCCGACCGCGCTGTCGATCATGGCGCGGAAGGTCCCCTTGGAGATCTTCCAGGCGATCGACACGCCGTGCTCGTCCACCTTCCCGCCAGCGACGGTGAAGGTCTGCCAGAACTTCCGCTTGGCATGTGGGCCGACCAGCACCGTGAACTCGGCGTCGATCATCTTGGTGTCACTGCCGCTGCGCGAGGGCTTGAGCAGCCCGCGATCTGCCTCGCCGTGGCCGTCGAGGCCGCCCGGGCGGATCACCATCATCACCTTCGCGAAGGTTCCATCCGGGATCAGGTCGGAGCTGCGCGGCAGCTCGGCATCGTTCATGTCGTACATTGAGGTCTCCTCTCGGCTCAGGCGTTGGCAGTGGCAGGGGCGTTGATCTTGCGGAGCAGCGCGGCGAGGTCGGCTGGCTCGACCTCATCGAGCCTTCCGGAGCGGTCCTTGGCGGGTAGCCCGAAGCGATTGCCGGCGCGGCAGACGAAGCGCCGCTCGGTGCCGGTCTCGGGGTCGTGGCGGAGCGAGCCGTCCTTCTCGATCGCGAAAAGCGACATCGAGATCACCTGGTCGACGATGCCGGGGAGTTCGCGGCCGGCTTTGCCGCCTTCCATCTGCGGCTGCCAGGTGACGCGGCCGAACTCGTCCGTCACGCGTTCAAGGATGCCGACCATGATCACGGTCTTGCCCGGGGCGTGCTGCAGGTGCTTCAGCAGACCGACCACCTCGCGCGCCATCAGGCCGTAGGCGCCGCGGACGTCGGGCTTGCCTGTCTTTTCGGAGAAGGCCTCGGGTTGCTTCTTGGCCCAGGCCATCGCCTGGCGCGTGAGATCGGTGATGCTGTCAAGAAAGACGATCGACTTGCTGGCGAGCAGCGCAACGAGCTCTGGATGCTGGGCGGCGAAGTGCGTGTAGTGCTGCTGCGAGAAGAACGCCTCCGGCGCCGCGGCGGGGTTCGGACCGCCGAGCAGCGAGGCGAGCACGACCATGTCCTCGAAGCAGCGGATTGGAATGCTGTCGCCGCGCCATTCCTGGACCGATTTCATGCCGGCCTCGAGGTCGATGCAGACCGTCTCGCTCGGCGCCAGGCGCTTGAGCTGCGTCGTCTTGCCGACGCCGGTCGGGCCGAACAGGGCGATGGTGGTCTTGTTCGCCGCGCGCGAGAGGCGCTCGTCGGCCGTGACGATACGGAGCGCCATCAGCCGATGCTCCCGGCATGCGGTCCGTCGCGCCGCTCGGTCCCGGAGAGGATGCTGAGCCGATAGGTCGGCTTGCCGGTGCGCACCGTGCGGGCGGGTGCGAAGGCAGCGCGGATGCGCTCGGGCCACGCGCCATAGGCACGCTCCGGCACCTTGAAGCTGACCTCGAGATACTCGGTCGGATCCTCACCGCCGTTGCGGATCTGCTCGGCCAGCGTGGCCAGCCGCGCCTGGTCCCACTCGACGCGCTTCGGCAGATCGACCGCGACCTCGACGTCGCCATCCTGGAACCGGACCGTGCCGGTGTCCTTGCCGGCCGCCCCGCGGACGGCGATCGCGTGCTGCTCGTAGCGCAGCGCGATCGCGCCATCGATCCAGTCCTGCATCCGCTTCGCAGCCTCCTGCGCCTCGCGCGCCTCGGCCTGCAGCAGCGCCAGGACGTCGGCGGGCAGCTTGACCACCTCGCCGATCGGCATGTGCCGGACGCTCTCCAGCGTCGGGCGGTTGGGCAGATGGGTCACGCGATGCTCCTGATCTCGGATGGGGAGGTGGTCTCGGCCCGTGCGGGCGTGTGCGGCAGCAGAGGGGCGGGTCGCTTGAGTGGCAGCACTGACCGCCGCCGCGCGACGACGAGGTAGGCGCAGGCGTTCTCGTCGACCCGACGCTGGACGAGATGCACGAGGCCGCGCTCGCCGAGCCGCCAGGCCGCCTGCGCGAGCACTGCAAGCTCGTGGCGGCGCTGCTGCGTCAGGCCCGTGCTGCCTGTTGCGAGATCGCTGGCGAGATGGCCGCAGTGGTAGACGGCGTGCGCACCGGGCCTCGCGTCAATCAGCCAGTCGGTGAGCGCGTTCGCGTCGGCGACATGATGCATCGCGAGGAGCGGCCTCATTGGCTCGGCTCCTGCGCGGGGTCATGGCGACGCGCGGCCTCGTAGGCTTCGACGTCCGCGAGGCGATAGATGATCCGACCGTCCAGCTTGACAAAGGCGGGCCCGCGGTCGAGCCACCGCCAGCGCTCCAGCGTGCGTTGGCTGATGTGCCAGCGGCGGGCCAGCTGAACCTGGCTGAGATGCACGGCGTGCTCGGTCATCGCGCAGCACTCCGCGATGCCTTGGCGTGCCGCTCAGCCTCGAGCCGCGCGATGAACGCGAGCACTCGGTCGGCCGTGGCGAGCGTGGGGGAGCGTCCGCGGCGCAGATGCGTCACGAAGCTTGGGTCTCCGACTGCCTCGCGACCGAAGTCGGTCACGCGCATCCGGGTCGCCGCGAGAAACCCCTCCACGCGGGCGAGGAACTGTTCGCTGAAGCTTGTCATCGTGGCGATAGGAAATGCTGGACGCCGCGATCGAGCAAGCAGTAAAAATAGGCTATTCCCTATCGCGTCAGATCAAGGAGTTGCCTACGATGGACCTCGATCCCATCCGCCTTCGGCTGATGAAGCTCATCCAGCTGAAGAAGACCGACCTGAAGAATGCCTCGCTCGCGATTGGCAAAAACCCGGCCTATCTCCAGCAATTCCTCTATCGCGGCACGCCCAAGGTGTTGCCCGAGGACGTGCGGGAGAGTCTCGGCGCAGTGCTGGGTGTCGGTCCAGACGATCTACGTCATCCCGTGACGCGGACGCTGAAGCGCCCTCTCGCCTCACCAGACAAACGCGGGCAGCCTCCTCCAAAGACGAGCAAGCAACCGATCGTGGAGCGCCTATGGGAGAAGCGGATCGAGGTGCCTGTTGGGTTCGCCTCCGTGCCTGAGATCGACGTGCGAGCGTCTGCGGGACCGGGCGCGCTGAACGAAGGCCTCGAGGCCGTCGCGAGAACCTGGGTGTTCCCCGAGGAGATGTTGAGGCATGAGCTGCGCGCGCGACCTGCGGATCTGCGCGTGATCACCATCGATGGGGATTCGATGGAGCCGCTGCTGTCGTCGGGTGACCGCATCCTCGTCGACGTCAGCCAGCGTGTGCCGGTGCCGCCGGGTGTCTTCGTGATCTGGGACGGCATGGGCGTGGTCGCCAAGCGGGTCGAGCACGTGCCGAGTTCGGAGCCGACCACCGTTGTGATCCGGTCAATCAATCCCGACTACCCGACCTATGAGAGGCACGCCGAAGAGGTGACCATCATCGGCCGCGTCATCTGGGCGGCGAAGAAGCTGTAGCGATTCCAGGGAGCATTGTGATGACGCGACATATCCCTACCGTGATCCTCGCAGCCATGGTGGCCGCAAGCGCGGTCGCGCTTCCGAGCCACGCGGAGACTATTCGGGGCGTTGCATCCGTGATTGATGGCGACACGATCGAGATCCACGGCAATAGGATCAGGATCCACGGGATCGATGCACCCGAGAGCGACCAGATCTGTGGGACGCGCACGGGGAAGCGGTGGCTTTGTGGACAGGAGGCGGCGAACGCGCTCGCCGATCGGCTTGGCCTTAGCAGCATCCGGTGTGTCGGTGAGTCCTTCGACAGATTTGGACGGCTGATTGCGGTCTCCTATCGCGGCTCCGAGGACATCGCCGCCTGGATGGTCACGCACGGCTGGGCGGTCGCGTTTCGCCGTTTCAGCCTGGACTACGTGCCCCAGGAGGAGGCGGCACAGCGTGGGCGGCGTGGCCTGTGGGCAGGGACCTTCGACATGCCCTGGGATTGGCGCGCCGGAAACCGGACGTACTGAGGCACCAGTCGCCATGAGCCGAGGTGCGCTCACGGTCGCGACCTACCCCTTCGACACCGTGCTCATCCGCTGCATGCCCTGCGGTCGGGAAGGGCGGTACCAGCGCGCCAGCCTGATGCGCCGCTTCGGCTCGGACACCGCGATGCCTGACCTGCTGTGCGCGATCACGGAGCGGTGCCCGCGCAATACGCCCTTCGCCACGGAACGGTGCAAGGCCATCTATCCCGACCTCTCGCCGCGATAGCGCGACAACTCGTTGCCGCAGCGTTTCGCTCGGCTACCTTTGTGCACGCACGCGTTCGCTTGGTGCATCGAACCATCTTCGCCGCGCCAGCGTGCTTCTGCATCCTGGTCGCATGCGCAGAAGCACTGTTCCTCAGCGGCATGGCCCGCAGCCTTCACCGCCGCATCTGCTCGAGGTCTGTGCGATCCTCGCGCGCGGGATGGTGCGGCTGCGGAGCCGCAGCATCGCCAAGATCGACGCAGAGCCTTGGCGGACGGGAGAGAGGTCTCTCCACTCCACCGCACGGCAGCGCCGTCATGCGAACCCCGAAGAGACGGAGGACGCATGGCGAAGCAATCGACGAAGCAAGTGCCGGAGGCACCGGTGATCCCGGCGATTCCGAAGACGCAGGTGCTGCCGCGGCTGGCGGCGCTGAAGACCGCGCCGATCGGTGACCTGAAGGAGCAGTGGCGTGAGCTCTATGGTAAGGAGCCGCCGCCCTTCAGCCGCAGCTATATCGAGAGCCGGCTGGCCTACCGGATCCAGGAGCTTGCCTACGGCGGGCTGAAGCCGGAGACGCGGGCACGCCTCGAGGCGCTCGGCGAGCAGCTAGATGGTGGCAACGTGGTGCTGCGCCGGATGCGGGCTGACAGCCGGCCGCTGCCAGGCACGCGGCTGGTGCGCGAGTACGATGGCGTGCAGCATGTCGTCACGGTGCGCGCCGACGACTTCGAGTACGAGGGGCGGCCGTATCGTTCCTTGTCGGCAATCGCACGCCACATCACCGGCACGCGGTGGAACGGGCACACCTTCTTCGGGCTGCGTGGGAGGAGCGGCGCATGAGCCGGCGCACGCTCCCCGACCTGCCTTCCTCCGTCACCCGCAAGCGCTGCGCAGTCTACACCCGCAAGAGCACCGAGGAGGGTCTCGACCGCGAGTTCAACACCCTCGACGCGCAGCGCGAGGCCTGCGAGGCGTACGTCGCGAGCCAGCGCGCCGAAGGATGGACGCTCGTCCCCGACCGTTATGACGACGGCGGGTTCTCCGGCGGCTCGCTCGACCGCCCCGCCCTGAAGCGCCTGCTCGCCGATATCGAGCGCGGCCTGGTGGATGTCGTGGTGGTCTACAAGATCGACCGCCTGTCGCGCTCGCTGATGGACTTCGCCAAGCTGGTCGAGGTGTTCGACGCCCACGAGGTCACCTTCGTCTCGGTGACGCAGTCGTTCAACACCACCACCTCGATGGGCCGGCTGACGCTGAACATCCTGCTCTCCTTCGCCCAGTTCGAGCGCGAGGTGATCGGCGAGCGCATCCGCGACAAGGTCGCCGCCTCGAAGGCCAGGGGGATGTGGATGGGCGGCAAGGTGCCGCTCGGATACGACGTGCGGGACCGCAAGCTGGTGGTGAACGAGCCCGAGGCTGCCCGCGTGCGCCGGGTGTTCGAACTGTTCGCCGCCACGGGATCTGGCATCGAGACCGTGCGCCGGTGCCGCGCCGAGGGGATCACGACCAGGAGCGGCCGGCCGGTCGACAAGGGCGACGTCTACAAGATCCTCCACCTGCGCACCTATGTCGGTGAGGTCGCGCACCGCGGCAATGTCTATCCGGGCGAGCACGCGGCGATCGTCTCGCGCGCGCTGTGGGACCGCGTGCACGAACTCCTGCAGGTCAGTCCGCGCGCACGGGCGAAGGCCAACCGGCCGCAGAGCCCAGCGCTGCTGAAGGGGTTGATCTTCAGCACCGACGGCCGGGCGCTCTCGCCGACGCACAGCCGGAAGCGGGGACGGCTCTACCGCTACTACGTCGCCCAGCGGGCGCTGAAGGGCGAGGACGACGACGGCATCGTCCGGCGCGTCTCGGCCGGGGAGATCGAGGGCGCGGTGATGACGCAGCTCCGCGCCCTGCTGCGCCAGCCGGAGGTTGTGGTCGGGACGTGGGTGGCGGCGAAGGCGGAGGACCCGGACCTGACAGAATCCGACGTACGCGAGGCGCTCGGGCGGCTTGAGCCGCTGTGGGACGAATTGTTCCCGGCCGAGCAGCAACGCATCGTCCGCTCGCTGGTCGAGCGCGTCACGGTCGGGCTCGACGGCGCGGAGATCCGCCTCCGCGGCGAGGGGCTCGCGAGCCTGGTGCGCGATCTCGGGTTAGTCGGGGCCGAGAGGGCTGCCGCGTGACTGGGCCAACACACGTCACCGTCCGGGTGCCGATGAAGATCAGGCGCCGGCCAGGGCGCAAGACCATCGTCACGCCGGTGGTGGACGGGCTGCCGGCGTCCACAACGACCCGCGCCGACCCGACGCTGGTGAAGGCGCTGGCCCGCGCGTTCCGCTACCAGCGCATGCTCGACGAAGGGCGCTACGCCTCGATCACCGAGATGGCCGCGGCGGAGAAGCTGGATCGCGGCTACCTCGGCCGGCTGCTGCAGCTCACCCGGCTCGCGCCGGATATCGTCGAGGCGATCGTCGACGGGAGGCAGGCGGAGGGGGTGACGCTGCCGCGGCTGTTGGAGCCGTTGACGCCCGTGTGGAACGCTCAGGGCTTCGCGCTCGAAGGCCACGATTAGTACTTGACTCGACATATGACCGCAACTTATCCCTCGTTCCGTCTCCGGATGGGGACTGCGAAGAACCCTGGGAAGCGGTTCTGGTGTTGGTAGCTGCTGGATGGCAGCGCAGTTGACAGAGCGGCAGCCGCTCGACCTGTCGGCTCGTCACCTCGGGTGACGCATGCACCGGGACCGGTTCTCTTGCGAAGGAGGAACCGGTCGTGACGACGAAGAAGCTCATCATCAAGTTCGAGGACGCCGCAGAGCAGGTCCATGGCTCTGTCCGGCGTATCATTGGCTTCGTACAGGCCAAGAGCCTGCTCGGCCTGTTCGACACTGTCGACCTCGAGGCTAATCCCCGATCGGCCAAATGGGGGCAGGTCACTGAAGCAATCGTCGAGAGCATCAACCGCGACGCCGACATCTTCCCGTTCAAGACGAAGGGCATTCTGATCGGCTCTTCCGACTATCAGGCACTCGAACGCAAGCGCTATGAGCTACGCTTCAGTGACCCCTCGACAGAGGGAATCCTCGATGGCGGACACAACATGCTCGCCATCGGCACCCACATCATCCTCACCGCCCTTGGCGACGAGAAGGCCGGGCGCAAGATCAAGAACTGGGAAACCTTCAAGGAGTCCTGGCAGACCAACCGGGAGGCAATCGAAGGGATCCGCGATGATCTGACTTTCCTGCTGCCGGTGGAGATCCTTGTGCCCGCCGACCTGGAGGACGATACGATTGTTTCGGATTTCCGTTCGGAGCTTCTCGAGATCTGCGCAGCGCGGAACAACAATGCCGAGCTGACACTCGAGACGAAGGCCAACCAGAAGGGCTTCTACGATGCGATCAAGGCGGCCCTGCCCAAGACCGTCGCCGAGCGCATCGAATGGAAGTCGAACATCGCAGGTGGCGACATCAAGGTCCGCGACATCATTGCTCTCTCGTGGATTCCGCTCTCACTGATCCCCGGTCTGCCCGTGAAGCCGCCCGCGCCCCAGAACCTCTACCGGAACAAGGGCGAGTGCGCGAAGCTCTTCGACGATCTGATGAGCCACGAGACGATTTCCGAGCGCGGCGCTGACGGTCCGACATACACCTTGAAGAGCGAAGCCGTCCGCAGCGCGATCCAGGTGCTCGGTGATCTGCCCGCCCTCTACGACAAGATCTACGCGGAGTTCCCCGACGCCTACAACAAGGCGGGCGGGAATTTTGGTCGTATCGGTATCGTGCGGATGTACGATCCGTCGAAGCGGGCGGACAAGAACAGAAAGTACATGCGCACCCAGCCCTCGACGCACTTCACCGAGCAGGACGTGGAATACAGCTATCCCGATGCGCTGATCATGCCGCTCGTCTGGGCGCTGCGCGTGCTGATGGAGTTCAAGGACGGCAAGGTGCGCTGGCGGGCCAATCCGACAGCGTTCCTTGACCGCCACCTGATCGAGATCGCGCGCAACTACAAGCTGGTGCTGGAGATGTCGCGCTTCGACCCGAACAAGCTCGGCAAGAACGAGGCATCCTACGGCTACGCAGTGACGCAGTTCGAGACCGCGCTGCTCAAGCAGGAGAAGGCGGCCGCCTGA